TTATTACTACCAGTAACTACAACAGTTACTGTAAAGAAACTAACAATAACTATATAACTAGTAATAACTACAAGATCTTACAGGAGACATTGACCAAGATGTCACCGGCGTACAAGATGGGTAAGAAGCGTAGGCAAGAAGATCCGTTGTCTTGGAGAATACAGAAGGTGACTAGTAAGATCAGGCCTATGATGTCTGTCGATAAATTTTTAGAAGTTTCTAAAAGTATCGCAGTGGCTAGTCCAATGGAGCAGGTAGAGATTGTGCATAAACTTGAAGTGTGGCTAGACAAAGTACATGGTATCAAGTTATAACAAAACCAGAAGTATGTTTTTTTACTGCCGTAAAGTTTTGCTATACTTCTCCTGATGGGCTCTAGTTCTCAGCTTATCTGGTTTAACTGGCCCTTGCCTGGTCAGGTTGGCATAGAAGTCTCCTGCACGGCGAGGGCGTTTTTTTAAGGAATAACATATGGGCAAGAGCAGAACAGTTACCATAGACATTATGAAAAAAATTGTTGATCGATTGGCTCACGGCGAAACACTCGTAGATATTACAAACGATGACAGTATGCCTACGTACAGAGCAGTAACAAGAGCGGTGGCCGGGGATGATAACATGTACGAGCTCTACAGACGTGGTAGGATTGCTCAGTGCGAATGGTTTACTGATCGTATAAACAAACTAGCAATGGAGCCGCTACCAGAAGGTCTAGACGTTCGTGAGCTTAATGCTGAGGTAAACAGACGTAGGCTAGAGATAGATACTCTGAAGTGGACTACAGCAAGAAACCAGCCGTTTGGTATACGTGACAAGAAAGAAGACCAACCACAGTCACAGCAGTTTACCATTAGCTGGCAGGGTGGAGATGTGGCAGTCAATGCACTAGAAGACGATGAGCAAGATGCAATGGTGAAGCACTGATGCATAACAATACTTGGCATGGACCTGTACCGTTCAATCCTTCTAAGCATAAACCTATTGAGCTTAAAGACGGTAAGTTTATGACAGAGCGATTGATAAGCATAGACGCACCAGACGGTAGAACATGGGCAATACCTACAGTGTGGTTTAACCAAGAAGGTAAGCACTCACAAGTAGACAACACAACAGCTTCAAGACTTGCAGAGATGTACGAGAATGCAACAGGTGTTATCTTTCCACGTTTTGATACTGTAACAGAGGCTGAGGCGTTTATACGAAAGCGTTCTGCAATGGGTGGAGCAAGTAAGTCAATGCTAACACGAGGTGGTAAGTGATGCGTGAATGTGTGTATATTACACATCCTGAGCGTCCGATCTACGCGCGTGAACCAGGCATATGCAGATACCTCAATGCAAGGAGACAAACAGTAGGGCAACCACTACATCTTGTGGTTTGCAAAAACTGCATAGCTCCTACAAAAGCTAAGTCGTTGTAATGATTAAACAATATTGCATAGTTAACATAATGTATATTATGCGTATTAGGTTTTGCCATGCGTTTTGTGCATACCATACCCCCACCCCCCGACATTTTTGCCGCGCTCTGTATACACGTATAATACCTGCGAAGCAGGGAGCCTCATGCACTCTGACTTAACTCCTGACCAGCATGCTATGCTTGGTCACTTAACAGAGCTACGGAGAGGCGTTGTGAGTAGCGATAGTGCGTCCAAGCAGTTAGAGTGTGCGGTATTGCTTTTGGATCTGTACGAGGCTATCCTTGAGTTACATGGTATATTGATTTACGAAGATCAAAAAGAGGTTACGAAGCAGTGACGCATATCGAGATACCGTATGAGCCTAGGCCGTTACAGATGTCTTTGCATAATGAGATGCAGGTAAAGCGGTGGGGTGTTGTTGTATGTCATCGTAGGTTTGGCAAGACTGTATGGGCTATAAATCATTTATTAAGGGATGCATTAGTTTCTGGTAAGTCTAACCCCCGGTATGCCTATATGGCGCCCACCTATCGCCAGGCGAAGAATGTAGCTTGGGATTATATAAAACATTTTGCTGGTGGTATACCGAATGTGAGGTTTCATGAGACAGAGCTTAGGTGTGATTTGCCTACAGGGGCTCGGATCAGTTTACTCGGTGCAGAAAACCCTGATAGTTTACGTGGTATATATTTAGACGGTTGTGTTATGGATGAGGTTGCTGACATGCCTGAGAATGTATTTCCAGAAGTGTTAAGGCCGGCTTTATCTGATCGTAAAGGTTTTTGTATCTTTGTGGGTACGCCTAAAGGCCACAATGCTTTCTATGATTATTATGAACAAGCGTCATCTGATGAAGATTGGTTGAGTGCTGTGTATAAAGCTTCTGAGACAGGGTTGTTGGATAAGGAAGAGTTAGACGCTGCTAGGGGCATGATGACCCATGATCAGTATATGCAAGAGTTTGAGTGTAGCTGGAATGCAAATGTGCCAGGCGCTATTTACGGCAAGGAGTTAGAAACAGCTACGACTGAGGGTAGAGTAACGAATGTACCTTATGACCCGGCGCACAAAGTAGATACCTGGTGGGATCTCGGAATTGGTGACTCGACATCGATATGGTATACCCAGACGGTAGGCAGGGCTGTGCATGTTATAGATTATTATGAAAATAGAAATCAGGGTTTGCCGCATTACTGTCAAATTTTAAATCAAAAAAATTATTTGTACGGTACCCATAATGCGCCGCACGATATAGAGGTGCGTGAATTGGGTAGTGGTAAGAGCCGAAGGGAAGTAGCCTGGGATCTAGGATTAAATTTTAGGGTGGTTCCTAAGCTTCCTATAGAGGATGGGATACATGCGGCGCAAATGTTGATACCTAGGCTGTGGTTTGATCGTGAGAAGTGTAGGCAGGGTTTAGAATGTTTGCGGCAGTATCATAGGTCATACAACGATAGAACGCGATCATTTAGAGCTAACCCGGTGCATGATTGGTCTTCCCATGCAGCTGATGCGTTTAGGTATTTTGCTGTAGGGCTCAGGGAAAGTGGGCCGACAATGAAAGCGCCACAAATGCAAGCGATGTCAGATTATGACCCATTTGCAGCTTAATTATAAATTAGCTAAGTATACTGATGCTGCTGAAGTAACAGAAGTTTGTAAAATGTTTCATGCGGAAAGTTGGCAACGATTTGCTGACTTTGACTTTGATAGAATGCAGCAATGGGTAACGGAGCGCATTGATATGGATGACAGTGAAATATTCACAGCATGGGATAATAATTTGTTGGTTGGATGTTTAGTTGGAATGGCGTATTATTACCCATATTCAAAAACACTAGTCGCAGGGGATTATATCTGGTATGTTGTACCTGAGTATCGAGGCGGCATGATTGGGGTGCGGCTAATGAAGATGTTTGAAGAATGGGCGCGAGGTGTTGGAGCAGTTAACATTTGTACTGGCGCAACATCTGGCATAAATAGTGAAAGGGGCGCGTTATTATTGCAGCGTCTAGGTTATAGTCCAGTTGGGCTTTCTATGCAAAAGGAATTGATATAATGTGTGGTTTATTTGGTGCTAGTCCTTTTAGTTCTAACATGAGTAGTAGTGAAAGAAATGCAGAGGCTAACAAACAAGCTGCTGGTACTCGCATGGCGTCTGGTGGGAATTATCAAAGTCCAAAAACTGGTTTGCAGCAAGCTAAAGATGATATTCAAATGGATTTAGGTATAAAGCCGAAAGATGTTGATTATTATGCGCGGCTAGATGATCGCAAAGCAAGATCTCAAAAAGCCATGAAAGAATTGATGGCAAAAGCTAATGAGTCAGATGATAGGCCGGCTCCAGCTCCCACACCAACACAAGAAGTAAAAGCTGTTGCTGATATTCCAGAAATGCCAACACCACCAGAAATGGAAACGGCTGAAGTTCAAGCTCCTTCTAAAGATGAAGGGGTTGGTCTTGGCACAGCTGCTAGCGGTGAAGCAGAAGCGGCTAAAATTATGGCTGAAGCTGGCGGCGAAGCTGAAGAAAAAGTTGCAGATGCAGCAAAAAAAGGTAGGCGCAGCACAGTACAAACTTCTGCACAAGGTTTGTTAACTGAAGCTCCGACACGTAAGCGTAGATCATTAATGGGTAAAATGATTGCATGATGTACGGCAAAAAAAATATTGCCGGTGAAATGGGCGCCAAATCTTCTCAGCCAGCCAAGCGCCGCGCAGATATGACTGTTGACCCATTAGAAAGGCTAAACCAAAAAATGGCTGGAAGAACGCATGGTGGTTTAGCTATGGGTAAAGATAAAAAAAAGAAAAAACCTTCTTTAATGAATAGTATTGGAATGATGTAATGGTACAAGTAAATCCGCTTATTGCACAGTTAGACCGTAGATTTAAAACATTACAAACACAACGATCTAATTGGGAAAAGCATTGGCAAGAGCTTGCGGATTATATGTTACCGCGAAAAGCTGACATCACAAAGAAGAGAACCCAAGGGGATAAACGAACTGAGCTAATTTATGACGGTACAGCTGTACACGCTGTAGAATTACTTTCGTCCTCTTTGCATGGTATGCTCACTTCCCCTAGCTCCCCTTGGTTCTCGATGCGTTACCGCAATCCAGAGTTACAACAAAATGACATGGCTAATGAATGGTTAGAGCTATGCATGGATCAAATGTACAAAGCATTTAACCGGTCAAATTTTCAACAAGAGATACACGAGTTGTATTATGACTTGGTTGTTTTTGGCACAGCGGCGTTGATGGTTGAAGGTGACAAAGATGGTATAAGGTTTTCTGCCCGGCACATTGCAGAAATAACTGTTGCAGAAAATGCTACTGGTGTTGTTGATACAGTGTATAGAAAATTTAAAATGACGGTTCGCGCTGCCGCTCAAAGGTTTGGTGAAGACACGCTACCGCAACAAATGACTAAAGATCTTAAAAACGATCCGCACAAAGAGCATGAAATTGTGCATGTTGTTTTTCCTAGGGGTGAATCAAAAACTAAAATAGCTAAAGGTAAACCAATAGCATCTGTTTACTATCACGCTGACTCAAAGCATTTATTATCAGAAAGTGGGTTTGACGATTTTCCATTTATGGTTCCACGTTTCGTAAAAGACAGTGTAAGCACCTATGGGCGTTCGCCGGCTATGAATGCGTTGCCAGATGTTAAGATGGTCAACAAGATGTCTGAAACAACGATACGTGCAGCGCAAAAACAGATTGACCCACCGCTGATGGTTCCAGATGATGGTTTTGTATTGCCAGTAAGAACAACACCGGGCGCACTAAACTTTTTTCGTACAGGTACAAGAGACAGACTAGAGCCGTTACAAATCGGCGCAAACAATCCACTGGGTTTAAACATGGAAGAGCAAAGGCGTAATGCAATACGCCAAGCGTTCTATGTAGATCAGTTGCTTATGTCACAAGGCCCAGCCATGACAGCAACTGAGGTGTTGCAGCGCAATGAAGAGAAAATGAGGCTCCTCGGACCTGTCCTGGGCAGGTTGCAATCGGAACTGTTGCAGCCTTTAATCTCGCGGTCTTTTGCGTTGCTGCTCCGGAACGGTCTCCTCCCTGTCGCTCCGGAGCAACTACAGGGCCAAGACATTGACATTGAGTATGTGTCACCATTGGCAAAAGCACAGAAGCTTACAGATCTACAGTCTATGCTTAGAGGTTTTGAGGTTATGATGCAGGTAGCAGAGATTGCTCCTGTTATGGATTATCTAGATAGCGATAAGCTTGTGCAGTATTTAGTTGAGGTTACTGGTTTACCTGCGCGTGTTATAAGAAGTGATGAAGAAGTTGCACAGATACGAAGAGAGCAAGCTAGAGCCGCTGAAGAACAGGCAGCGATGCAACAGCAAATGATGCAAGCAGAGCAAGCTAATCAGGTTGCGCCTTTAGTTAAGGCAGTAGGTGGTTTAGAGTAGTGAAAGAATTAGAGCAGTTAAAATTAACATATCGCCGCACGTTCAATACAGATGACGGTGAAAAAGTATTAAAAGATCTCAAATCAAGGTTTGGTTATGAGACTACAACATTTTCGGGCAATCCTTATGAAACTGCATTTAACGAAGGTCAGCGAGCAGCTGTGCTGCTGATTGTCCGAATGCTGGCTGAAGGGAAGGAAGTAGGATGAGCGAAGAGGCAATCCAAGATACAGGATCTCAAGAAGCTGTTGCAGCAGATGCCGCACCAGTTAGCTTTTTAGAAACATTAGACGAGCAATATCGTAACGAACCAATGTTTAGACACATAACAAGCGTCAACGACATGGCAAAAGGTTACATGAACGCGCAACGCATGGTAGGTGCTGATAAGGTTGCTATACCGGGCAGTTCTGCGACTGCTGATGATTGGCGAGCGGTTTACCAAAGACTTGGGGCTCCAACAGAAGCTAATCAGTATGAGCTGGGCAAAGATATACCATTAGAAGATTCATATGTTAATTCTTTTAGAGAACATGCTTTGAATGCTGGCCTCAATGGTCAACAAGCAAATGTTATGATGGATTTTGTAAAATCTGCTGTAAATGATATGAATGAAAATTTTTCTCAAGGTGCAGAAGAAGCGCAGTATGCCGCTGAACAAGAATTGCGTCAGGAATATGGTCAAGCTTTTGAACAGCGTTTAGAAGTTGCACAGTTAGCTGCTAAACAGTTATTAGGCGGCACAGAGATGTTTGATGAAATAAAGCTTGCTGATGGCCGCATGTTAGGCGATCATCCAGATATAATTAGAATGTTTTCTAATCTTGCAACGCAAATTGGAGAAGATAATATTGAAGGTTCACCTACAGAAATGATTATGACGCCAGAGGAAGCTAGTAGGCAACTTGCTGACATCACTAGACTTGATGGCCCATATGGTGATAAGATGCACCCACAGCACGATGAGTACGTACAAACTGCGTTACGACTTCGTGACTTCTTATAGTGGATAACCGAAAGGCCCACTTAAAAGCTTGTAGCCAAGCGGAGTAGCTACCCTAAGTAGCAGCAAGGCCTCGCAAGAGACAACCAAGCGCAGCAATCATTAACTGAAACAAAAGTAGGAGAGACAAATGTCTACCCAAATTACTACAGCTTTTGTCAACCAGTTTAGCGCTAATGTCCAAATGCTATCACAGCAGATGGGTTCTTTGCTGCGTAATGCAGTAGATACAGAAAGCGTTAACGGTGAGAAAGCTTTCTTTGACCAAGTAGGACAAGCTGCTGCTGTTCTACGCACAAGTAGGCACCAGGATACCCCGATTGTTGATACCCCACATACGAGGCGAATGGTGACAATGTCAGACTACGAGTACGCTGACTTGATCGATGATAGCGATAAAGTACGTTTGCTTGTAGATCCAACATCTACATATAGCCGTGCAGCTGCTGCTGCTATGGGCCGCGCAATGGATGATTTTATCATCGCTGCTGCACTTGGCACATCGCAAACAGGTAAGGACGGTTCAACATCAACAGCACTACCAGCCGGGCAAAAAATTGCTCATGGTTCTGCTGGTTTGACTATTGCTAAACTAGTATCTGCTAAAGAGCTACTAGATGCAGCAAGTGTTGATCCATCTATTCCACGGCACATCGTTGTTTCACCAAAACAGATTTCTGATTTGTTGAACAATACAACTGTCACAAGTTCTGATTTCAACACGGTCAAAGCTCTGGCTCAAGGGGAAATTTCAAGTTTTGTAGGGTTTAACTTCATAGTAAGTAACCGACTAACCACTGATTCAAACTCTGATCGCCAGGTTATTGCGTTCGCGCAAGACGGTATCAAGTTAGCTGTTGGTAAAGAACCAAATGCTCGTATTGATGAACGTGCTGACAAGTCATACTCAACACAAGTCTATTACTGCCAAACGATTGGCTCCACTAGGATGGAGGAATCTAAGGTGGTCGAAATAGCATGTAATGAATAAGGAGATTGACTAATGGCTACTGTTTATTCAACACAACGCACTAATACACGAGCTACTCCAGCCGTGATGAACAAGGCGAATGAGCTAGGCGGCAGGGTCCGTGTTGCTCATGGCACATACGAAGCATCTTCTTTAGCATCTGGTGATGTTATTGAGATGTTTATACTTCCAGATGGCGCACGTTTGCTTGAAGGTTCTTTAGCGCATGACGCTCTAGGTTCTTCAACAACATTGTCAGTTGGTTATGCTGCACACACAAACGCTGCCGGCAGTGCCGTAGCTGCTGCTGCTGCTGCATACAAAGCTGCTGCTGCCTCAACATCTGCTCAGAAAGTAGACATCCTCGCTACTCTAGCTCTAGGCTCAGGCACAGAGACAGACACAAACGAAGATGGTGTGGCTATCACAGTCACTATGGGCGGTGCTGCTGG